CCGGCAGAAGCAGAAAAAGCTTATTATGCTTCCATCGGAAACGATGATCTGGCAGCCTGAGTTCACAGATAAAACACTCTCCAGGAAACCCGGGGCGGTTCAGGTGCAACGGTATAGAAATGAAGGGCCTTCTGGTCTGGTTTCCCACCGACGTGGAAAGCGTCCTAATAATTCCTTTTCTACTGAATTCAGAGCAACAGTAATTTCACTCCTCAAAGGCCGTTACGCTGATTTTGGACCTACGTTTGCGTGCGAAAAATTGCGCGAGATACACGGTTTATCTTTATCCGTTGAAACTCTCAGAAAGTGGATGATAGAAGAGGGGTTATGGCGTGAACGCCGTCGTAAAATTGCCCGTATATATCAACGCCGCATGCGACGACCATCTTACGGTGAACTGATCCAGATTGATGGCTCACCTCATGACTGGTTTGAAAATCGAGGCCCCAGATGTACACTGATCGTTTTCATTGATGATGCCACCAGTGCGTTGATGGCGTTGCGTTTTGTGCCTGCTGAAACAACCCGGGCTTACATGGAAACCCTCCGGGGTTACCTTAATGATCATGGCGTACCGCTCGCTCTCTACTCTGATAGACACAGTATATTCAGGGTAAATAACCCAGAGCGGGAAGGTGAGCTGACCCAGTTCACTCGTGCGATAAAGACACTGGGCATCGAGCCAATCCATGCCAACAGCCCGCAGGCAAAAGGGCGGGTAGAGCGCGCCAATCAGACACTACAGGACAGGCTGGTCAAAGAAATGCGGCTTCAGAATATCAGTGATATTGAAACAGCAAATGCATGGTTGCCGACCTTTATTGAAGCCTATAACAACCGGTTCGCTACGTCGCCTCGTACTACTGATAATGCTCATCTTGATGTGCACCATTCTGAAGAGGAACTGGGTTATATCTTCAGCCTACAGGCGAAGCGCGTTCTGTCTAAAAATCTCACTTTCCAGTACAAAAGCAGTGCGTTTCAGGTACGCAGTGAGGGCCGGGGATATCGACTTAGGCATTCGGTTGTTACTGTATGCGAGAACTTTGACGGTGAAATTAACGTTCTGTATGACGGGAAAGCGCTGGGCTGGGAAAAGTATGTTGATGGCCCGGAGCCTATACCACTGGATGATGAAAAGAGTGTCCATGAACGAGTGGATAATGCCCGTATTGATTTACGCTCAAAATACTATGTTAAACCTAAAGCTGACTGAGGTAGCCTGAGTTTAACGGACACTCCTTCCTGAAATAGAATGGCATCAGAAGGAGCTAATAATGAGCAGAAAAAACCAACGTTACTCTAAAGAGTTCAAAGCCGAAGCTGTCAGAACGGTTCTTGAAAATCAACTTTCGATCAGCGAAGGCGCTTCCCGATTATCTCTTCCTGAAGGCACTTTAGGACAATGGGTTACCGCCGCCAGAAAAGGGCTCGGTACTCCTGGTTCCCGCACGGTGGCTGAACTGGAATCTGAAATTCTGCAACTGCGTAAGGCGTTAAATGAAGCTCGCCTTGAGCGAGATATATTAAAAAAAGCAACAGCGTATTTTGCACAGGAGTCGCTGAAAAATACGCGTTAATCGAACAATGGCGACAACAATTTCCCATTGAAGCGATGTGTCAGGTATTTGGTGTATCCAGGAGCGGTTATTACAACTGGGTACAGCATGAACCCTCAGACAGAAAACAAAGTGATGAGCGGCTAAAACTGGAGATTAAGGTGGCACATATCCGCACTCGCGAAACATATGGAACCCGGCGGCTCCAGACGGAGCTGGCAGAGAATGGCATCATCGTTGGTCGTGACCGACTGGCACGTCTTCGTAAGGAGCTAAGGCTACGCTGTAAGCAGAAACGCAAGTTCAGAGCGACTACGAACCCGAACCACAATCTGCCAGTTGCGCCAAATCTGCTGAACCAGACGTTCACTCCTACAGCACCAAATCAGGTCTGGGTGGCGGACCTGACGTATGTTGCCACACAGGAGGGATGGTTGTACCTCGCTGGCATCAAAGATGTTTATACGTGCGAAATTGTCGGCTACGCCATGGGAGAGCGCATGACAAAAGAGCTGACAGGTAAAGCCCTGTTTATGGCGCTCAGGAGCCAGCGCCCACCTGCCGGGCTAATCCACCACTCTGATCGAGGTTCACAGTACTGCGCATACGATTACCGGGTCATACAGGAGCAGTTTGGTCTGAAAACATCAATGTCGCGTAAAGGTAACTGTTACGACAACGCTCCGATGGAAAGCTTCTGGGGAACGCTGAAAAATGAGAGCCTGAGCCACTATCGTTTTAATAACCGGGATGAAGCCATCTCAGTAATACGGGAATACATTGAGATTTTCTACAATCGTCAGCGTCGTCACTCTCGTCTGGGGAATATCTCCCCGGCAGCCTTCAGGGAAAAATATCATCAGATGGCTGCTTAAAAAAAGAACAAATGGTTGTGTCCGCTATTGCCAGTACACCTCATTACCAAAATATTACTCCCCAAAATCTCCAAAATTGAGCGATGACGCTCCAGCGACAGGCACCGGTTGTTTAACAATTACGGATGTAATGGCAGCGCAGGGGATGGTGCAGTCGAAAGCACCACTTGGGTTGGCCTTATTTCTGGCAAAAGTTGGTGTTCAGGACCCTCAGTTTGCGATTGAAGGCCTGCTAAATTACGCGATGGCACTGGATAACCCGACATTGAACAAATTGAGTGAAGAAATCCGGTTACAGATTATTCCTTACCTCGTGAGTTTTGCCTTTGCTGATTACTCCAGGTCTGCGGCAAGTAAGGCTCGCTGTGAGCATTGTTCAGGTACGGGATTTTATAATGTATTGCGCGAAGTGGTGAAACACTACAGACGCGGGGAATCTGTAATCAAGGAAGAATGGGTGAAGGAACTATGTCAGCATTGCCATGGTAAGGGCGAAGCCAGCACAGCGTGCAGAGGGTGTAAGGGTAAAGGGATTGTGTCAACGACGGATGAAAAGTGATCCACTTATATCTCCACCAACGGCCCAATATTGATCCACCGTTTTACTCAGGATTAGCTTCTGCTATAACCCCGGCCTTTCGTTTCTGTCTGAGTCGATAGCTTTCTCCTTTGATTTGAACGACATGTGAGTGGTGTAAGATACGGTCCAGCATCGCTGAGGTCAGTGCTGCATCACCGGCGAACGTTTGATCCCACTGCCCGAACGGCAGATTGGATGTCAGGATCATTGCGCTCTTTTCGTAACGTTTAGCGATGACCTGGAAGAACAGCTTTGCTTCTTCCTGACTGAACGGCAGATAGCCTATTTCATCAATGATGAGCAGGCGGGGGGCCATTACTCCACGCTGAAGCGTCGTTTTATAACGGCCCTGACGTTGTGCCGTAGATAACTGAAGTAACAGATCTGCTGCTGTTGTGAAGCGAACTTTGATACCTGCACGGACTGCTTCATAGCCCATCGCTATTGCCAGATGGGTTTTCCCCACACCTGATGGCCCCAGTAATACGATATTTTCATTACGTTCTATGAAGCTGAGTGAGCGTAACGACTGGAGTTGCTTCTGCGGTGCTCCGGTGGCGAATGTGAAGTCATACTCTTCGAACGTTTTCACCGCCGGGAAGGCTGCCATTCGGGTATACATCGCCTGTTTACGTTGATGACGTGCCAGTTTTTCTTCATGAAGCAGATGCTCCAGGAAGTCCATATAACTCCATTCCTGGTCTACTGCCTGTTGTGACAGCGCAGGCGCTGCGCTTATAAGGCTTTCCAGTTGCAACTGCCCGGCGAGCACCATCAGTCGTTGATGTTGCAGTTCCATCATCACGCCACTCCTCTGCAGAATGAGTCGTAGATGGAGAGTGGATGATGCAGGGGGTGTTTGTCGAAGTTCACCAGATTTTCATCAAGATGCACGTCATACTCTTTTTTCTCCGGAGGCAGTGCCAGCATGGACTGCTGCTCTTCGAGCCAGCGATCGCAGGGACGTGCCTGGATTGTTTCATGCTTTCGTTGGTTAGCGACATCGTGCAGCCAGCGCAGACCGTGGCGGTTGGCTGTTTCAACATCGACAGTGATCCCCATCGGGCGCAGGCGAGTCATTAGTGGGATGTAAAAACTGTTACGGGTGTACTGCACCATCCGTTCCACCTTACCTTTAGTCTGTGCCCTGAAGGGGCGACACAGTCGGGGAGAGAAGCCCATCTCCTTGCCGAACTGCCACAGCGAAGGATGGAACCGGTGCTGACCGGTCTGATATGCGTCACGTTGCAGAACCACAGTTTTCATATTGTCATACAACACTTCGCGCGGCACACCACCAAAGAAGCGGAACGCATTACGATGGCAGGTTTCCAGCGTGTCATAACGCATATTGTCAGTGAATTCGATGTACAACATTCGGCTGTATCCGAGAACAGCAACGAACACGTGAAGCGGTGAGCGGCCATTACGCATAGTGCCCCAGTCAACCTGCATCTGTCGTCCGGGTTCAGTTTCGAACCGAACGGCAGGCTCCTGCTCCTGAGGAACCGAGAGAGAACGAATGAATCCCCTGAGAATGGTCATTCCGCCACGATATCCCTGGTCTCTGATCTCGCGAGCGATTACCGTTGCCGGGATTTTGTAAGGATGAGCATCGGCGATGCGTTGACGAATATAATCCCGGTATTCATCCAGGAGTGAAGCAACAGCAGGTCGCGGCGTATATTTTGGCGGCTCAGATTTTGCCTGCAAATAACGTTTAACGGTATTGCGGGAGATCCCCAGTTCTCTGGCAATCGCCCGGCTACTCATTCCCTGCTTGTGCAGGATTTTAATTTCCATAACTGTCTCAAAAGTGACCATAAACTCTCCTGAATCAGGAGAGCAGATTACCCCCTGGATCTGATTTCAGGCGTTGGGTGTGGATCACTATTGCACCGTTCGTGACAGGATTGTTCTGGATGAAAAAAGAACCCGGTTTCATGGCGTACCGGTATATAAGATTTGTGGGCGTTGTAATGGAAACCGGTTTAGTCGTTTACCGACCACGCTGGCACGACGTCATGTCCAGAAGCTGGTACCAGACCTGACCGATTATCAGTGGTATAAGGGGTATGCGGACGTCATTGGTAAACTGGTAACAAAGTGCTGGCAGGAAGAAGCATACGCGGAAGCGCAATTGAGGAAGGTGACGAGATAAATGATTTTTGCTGAAGATGGCGACATGATGTTTGCATTTTTCAAAAAATATGGATAAAATTTTTTCAACGATGGGCTTTGTATACCCGACGTTAAGAAAAAGTAGAAAACCCGCTGATGAGCGGGTTTTGTGCTTTAAATGGGGCAATGGTAATGTTGAATCTCATCCCGGGACTCATGTCTGTTAACTTATTATTTAGCTGGTGACTTGGTTATTTGCCTGATGTTTAAAATGTTTTCTTCCAGTACAATGTCCCTAAACACAATGAGTCTGCTTATTATATTATTAGCAGAGCTATTACGGCCAAAGTACAGCATAAGCTTTTAAAGCCAATCAACCAGTCATCAAGACAGACGGGGTTATTCATAAAAACTCTCCATGTGTGATCCGATGGGGCCTGAAATTAAAGCTTTAATATAGCTCATGAAAGGTAAACATTGGCAGCTGAAGGGCCACGCAGACCATTTATCCGGCAAAATTCCACGCGTAATCCGGTGGTAATTTCTTCTGCATCGCGGAGATTGAGCGCTGAAACATGAAGCTGGACATCGATACGACCATCGGATGGGGTGATAAGACCCTTGCCGCTTTTGCCGTCAAAGGTTTTGACAATTCCTGTCATTTTACGGGACAAAAAAATTCCTTAATACTGATAACTTGGCGCACTATACACACGTTCCTGAAGAAAGCTATAGTTTTTTGATGGGGTTGAAGATGGCTGGATGTCTAAAATAAACATTGCTTCATATGTTCAACTATGCGTTAATGATTGCGTCGGTTTGAAGAACAGACGATATACGAAGTAGTTTACTAAAGCAGTTCTCATTTCAGGTGTTATTCACTTATTCCTTCTTTGAGTCTCTCCAATTAAGTACGAAGTCGTTTCTGTTATGCAAACCATTTATGCCGAAAGGCTCAAGTTAAGGAATGTAGAATGTCAAATAAAATGACTGGTTTAGTAAAATGGTTTAACGCTGATAAAGGTTTCGGCTTTATTTCTCCTGTTGATGGTAGTAAAGATGTGTTTGTGCATTTTTCTGCGATTCAGAATGATAATTATCGAACCTTATTTGAAGGTCAAAAGGTTACCTTCTCTATAGAGAGTGGTGCTAAAGGTCCTGCAGCAGCAAATGTCATCATTACTGATTAAAATTCATCGCTCGTCTGTATACGATAACGAAGAAGGCTGATGCCTGAGTAGAGATACGGACAGAGTAGTGAATATTGGATCTCTTTAATAAAAAGTAAGGAGGTCCAATACATGAAACAATGGCTAGCATATTTGGCAAAATCTTAATCAGGAAAAGTATGCTAACCATTGTGGTGAAGTGCAGGTTTGCTGCATGAATAGTTTTACAGCAGAAGCTAACTGCTGGCATGGCAAAACAAAGTGCGTAAGTGGATGACTCCCACAAAAAGCACCACAATCTCAAACCCGCTCAGGCGGGTTTTTTATTATCTGCTTTAAATATATTATTAAAATATAAAAAATACTTGTTACTAATAAAATCAATCAGGCTACAGCTTTAAGATTTGTCTGGAATACTTTGTTGCAATGAGGGCAGATCAAAAGGGCACCTTTTTGTACTCTTGAAAAACTGTGTTCTGACTCTTGGGTGCAGTTTGGGCAGGAACATTTAACGAGATAATTACGGCGTGATTTTGAGTTTTTACGTTCTGACATAGGCTTTTCCTGTATAAATGGCCGTATACAGTACACTAAATATGAAAACATTTCTCGTATTATTATTTTATATATGACTTTCTTTCAAAATAATTACCCACATTTTTAATGTGTATGTTTTTTTAGCGCCGTTGAGAACAACGTGTGCTGTCAAAACTACCCCGTAGACTCCGATCTTTTCAAACATATTGCACCATCCGTGTACATCGGGGTGAGGATATGAAATCAATGGATAAGTTAACAACAGGTGTTGCCTATGGCACATCGGCGGGTAATGCTGGTTTCTGGGCATTGCAGTTACTCGATAAAGTAACTCCGTCACAGTGGGCTGCAATCGGTGTGCTGGGTAGCCTGGTTTTTGGCCTGCTGACGTATCTGACAAATCTTTATTTCAAGATTAAAGAAGACAGGCGTAAGGCTGCGAGAGGAGAGTAATCCAATGACTCAAGACTATGAACTGGTTGTGAAAGGAGTCCGTAATTTTGAGAATAAAGTTACGGTAACTGTAGCCTTACAGGACAAAGAACGCTTTGACGGTGAAATTTTTGACCTGGACATCTCGCTGGACCGTGTTGAAGGTGCCGCGCTGGAGTTTTATGAGGCAGCAGCCAGAAGGAGCGTCCGGCAAGTCTTCCTGGAAGTAGCAGAAAAATTGTCAGAAAAAGTTGAGTCTTATCTGCAGCATCAGTACTCCTTTAAGATTGAAAATCCTGCCAATAAGCACGAGCGTCCTCATCATAAATATCTATGAACACAAAAATCAGATACGGCCTGTCGGCTGCCGTTCTGGCGCTGATTGGTGCTGGCGCATCTGCTCCTCAGATACTTGACCAGTTTCTGGACGAAAAAGAAGGTAACCACACAATGGCATACCGCGATGGTTCTGGCATATGGACCATCTGTCGGGGTGCCACAGTGGTGGATGGAAAAACCGTTTTTCCCAATATGAAACTGTCGAAGGAAAAATGCGACCAGGTCAACGCCATTGAGCGTGATAAGGCGCTGGCATGGGTGGAGCGCAATATTAAAGTACCACTGACCGAACCACAAAAAGCGGGTATCGCGTCATTTTGTCCCTATAACATTGGCCCCGGTAAGTGTTTCCCGTCGACGTTTTATAAGCGGCTGAATGCTGGTGATCGTAAAGGTGCATGCGAAGCGATTCGCTGGTGGATTAAGGATGGCGGACGCGATTGCCGCATTCGTTCAAATAACTGTTACGGTCAGGTTATTCGTCGTGACCAGGAGAGCGCATTAACCTGCTGGGGGATAGAACAGTGAATCAGATATTCATGGTGATTTTTCTCGTGTTGTCAGGATTTATCGTCGGAAATGTCTGGAGCGACCGAGGATGGCAAAAAAAATGGGCGGAACGTGATGCTGCCGCATTATCACAAGAGGTAAATGCTCAATTTGCTGCTCGAATAATTGAACAGGGGCGAACTATAGCCCGTGATGAGGCTGTTAAAGATGCGCAACAGAAATCTGCTGAAATTTCTGCCAGGGCTGCTTATCTGTCTGATAGTGTTAACCAGTTGCGTGCCGAAGCAAAAAAATATGCCATACGCCTTGACGCAGCGAAGCATACCGCAGATCTTGCCGCTGCCGTCAGAGGCAAAACAACCAAAACCGCCGAAGGAATGCTCACCAACATGCTCGGAGATATTGCAGCAGAAGCTCAGCTTTATGCTGAAATTGCTGACGAACGCTACATCGCAGGAGTGACTTGTCAACAGATCTATGAATCTTTAAGAGATAAAAAGCATCAAATGTAGGGTAATATTAAATCGGAACATTTACATCGCGGAATGTAAAATTTAAATAAAAAGGACTCTTCCATGAGCCAAAATTCCTGAAATCTTAAGGGTAAGATAAAAGGTCTTAATCAGAATGACACGTTTTATTAATAAATAAAGCTATTCTTTCATTGCTGTGTTTTTCTTTACAAAAGTAATCCTTGCTATGGGTGGTTAATCATGCGTTAATGGTGTTCTGGTTTGTTACAAATTTATCTGAAGCAGTCATTGTTATAATTTTATTATTTGTACCTCTTGAGATTTCCTTGTTGGTTTTTCTCTCTGATATTTTTTTTCGGACCATTCTGCCCAAGGGCTAATTTCTTCAAAAGGTAATAATTATGTCTAACAAAATGACTGGTTTAGTGAAATGGTTTAACCCTGAAAAAGGTTTTGGTTTCATCACGCCGAAAGATGGCAGCAAAGATGTGTTTGTCCATTTCTCAGCAATTCAGAGCAACGATTTCAAAACATTAACTGAGAATCAGGAAGTTGAATTTGGTATTGAGAACGGACCTAAAGGTCCTGCCGCTGTTCATGTAGTGGCGCTTTGAGGTAGACAATATTACAAACCATATTCACTTTAGATGCCCGTGTTGTCATGGTTCCCAGTATAGAACATCATCTTTTGATGTTTCTGACATGAATCCTTTCGGGGCAAAATGTATCTTTTGTAAATCAATGATGATTACATTTGATAATATTTCACAATACTTAAATGCCAGCCGTCTGTCGTTGGATTTAAAAAAGTGAAAATGAAGGCTCCTTCGGGAGCTTTTTTGCTTGGTGTCTATTCGATGGATACTCACATACTACGGTAACATCATGAAAAAAATCATAGTTTTTTTTAACTCTGAACCAGCAGTGGTAGTGCCAGCGATGACTGGAGTTAACACCATCATGCGTGAATATCCAAATGGCGAAAAAACACACCTTACTGTAATGGCCGCAGGGTTTCCATCTCTGACCGGAGATCATAAAGTCATTTATGTAGCCGCGGATCGACATGTTACTTCAGAAGAAATTCTGGAAGCAGCAATAAGGCTCTTGAGTTGATTTGATGCTATTGCATTGATAATTCAGGAAAATTCTCTTTGTCTGTTTGTGTAAAATTTAGACTATCGTATGTTGATTATTGCGATGTTTCATCTTATCTTTTACACGTTTGCACCATATAATCGACTTACTGTGTAACTGGAAAGTCATAACAGACTAAAAGAGGAAATGATGAATATTGAAAACTTAAAAACAAAAGCAGAAGCAGATATTTCTGAATATATAACAAAAAAAATTATTGAACTTAAGAAAAAGACCGGGAAAGAAGTTACCAGTATTCAGTTTACCGCACGGGAAAAAATGACGGGTCTTGAAAGCTATGATGTCAAGATTAATTTAATCTGATGTATTCAATAATAAAATTTATCCATAAACCTCGTTTTTACGGGGTTTTGTTATATTTGAATGGTTCCGAATATCTAAATCACAATTGTTGATGGTTTTTATTAAACCAATGCAGTCCGGCTCAGGAGTGAGAGAAGCCGGACGTTATGGTTTAGAGTGGTAAGATCTGTGTAGTTTTCTGGATGCTTTCAGTAAATAGTAATGAATTATCAAAGGTATAGTAATATCTTTTTTGTTCGTGGATATTTGTAACCCACCGAAAAACTCCTGCTTTAGCAAGGTTTCTTCTGTATTCCTGAAATGTGATCTCTCTGGATTTCAGCTTATTAGAGGTCGTTTCTATAAGATGCCTATCCTTTGAAAATTTGACAGACACAATGTTTTTTAGGCCCTTTAATAACACTGTATTATCATTTTTTAATACAATATGAACATTCTCTGTGGCTAAATAGTAAATGTAATGTGAGACATTGTGACGTTTTAGCTCAGAATAAAACCATTGATAGTTTAAATCGTTTTGAACTTTATCAAATATTTGTTTAAAAATGACTACCTGATCCATAGATAAACCTTCCATGTGATATGAGGGGGCGTAGTCTGCACGATTATCTAAATTGCTTCAATCTGGTCTGACCTGTTTTCTGAGCAATTCAGTAATGTCACTCTTTTCTTTGTTTGCTTCAGAAGAAACTCTTTTTTCTGAGCACAGTCTCCGGCGGCAGGCTTCAATGACCCAGGCTGAGAAATTCCCGGACCCTTTTTGCTCAAGAGCGATGTTAATTTGTTCAATCATTTGGTTAGGAAAGCGGATGTTGCGGGTTGTTGTTCTGCGGGTTCTGTTCTTCGTTGACATGAGGTTGCCCCGTATTCAGTGTCGCTGATTTGTATTGTCTGAAGTTGTTTTTACGTTAAGTTGATGCAGATCAATTAATACGATACCTGCGTCATAATTGATTATTTGACGTGGTTTGATGGCCTCCACGCACGTTGTGATATGTAGATGATAATCATTATCACTTTACGGGTCCTTTCCGGTGATCCGACAGGTTACGGGGCGGTGACCTCGCGGGTTTTCGCTATTTATGAAAATTTTCCGGTTTAAGGCGTTTCCGTTCTTCTTCGTCGTAACTTAATGTTTTTATTTAAAATACCCCCTGAAAAGAAAGGAAACGACAGGTGCTGAAAGCGAGCTTTTTGGCCTCTGTCGTTTCCTTTTTCTGTTTTTGGCCGTGGAATGAACAATGGAAGTCAACAAAAAGCAGCTGGCTGACATTTTCGGTGCGAGTATCCGTACCATTCAGAACTGGCAGGAACAGGGAATGCCCGTTCTGCGAGGCGGTGGCAAGGGTAATGAGGTGCTTTATGACTCTGCCGCCGTCATAAAATGGTATGCCGAAAGGGATGCTGAAATTGAGAACGAAAAGCTGCGCCGGGAAGTTGAAGAACTGCGGCAGGCCAGCGAGACAGATCTCCAGCCAGGGACTATTGAGTACGAACGCCATCGACTTACGCGTGCGCAGGCCGACGCACAGGAGCTGAAAAATGCCAGAGACTCCGCTGAAGTGGTGGAAACCGCATTCTGTACTTTCGTGCTGTCGCGGATCGCAGGTGAAATTGCCAGTATTCTCGACGGGATCCCCCTGTCGGTGCAGCGGCGTTTTCCGGAACTGGAAAACCGACATGTTGATTTCCTGAAACGGGATATCATCAAAGCCATGAACAAAGCAGCCGCGCTGGATGAACTGATACCGGGGTTGCTGAGTGAATATATCGAACAGTCAGGTTGACAGGCTGCGGCATTTTGTCCGCGCCGGGCTTCGTGCCCTGTTCAGGCCGGAGCCACAGACCGCCGTTGAATGGGCGGATGCCAATTACTATCTCCCGAAAGAATCCGCATACCAGGAAGGGCGCTGGGAAACACTGCCCTTTCAGCGGGCCATCATGAATGCGATGGGCAGCGACTACATCCGCGAGGTGAATGTGGTGAAGTCTGCCCGTGTTGGTTATTCCAAAATGCTGTTGGGTGTTTATGCCTACTTCATAGAGCATAAGCAGCGCAACACACTTATCTGGTTGCCGACGGATGGTGATGCCGAGAACTTTATGAAAACCCACGTCGAGCCGACCATCCGCGATATTCCGTCGCTGCTGGCGCTGGCTCCGTGGTATGGCAAAAAGCACCGGGATAACACGCTCACCATGAAGCGTTTCACCAATGGGCGTGGCTTCTGGTGCCTGGGCGGTAAAGCGGCAAAAAACTACCGTGAAAAGTCGGTGGATGTGGCGGGTTATGATGAACTTGCTGCCTTTGATGATGATATTGAACAGGAAGGCTCTCCGACGTTCCTGGGCGATAAGCGTATTGAAGGCTCGGTCTGGCTAAAGTCCATCCGTGGCTCCACGCCCAAAGTGAGAGGCACCTGCCAGATTGAGCGTGCAGCCAGTGAATCCCCGCATTTTATGCGTTTTCATGTTGCCTGCCCGCACTGCGGTGAGGAGCAGTATCTTAAATTTGGCGACAAAGAGACGCCGTTTGGCCTCAAATGGTCGCCGGATGACCCCTCCAGCGTGTTTTATCTCTGCGAGCATAATGCCTGCGTCATCCGCCAGCAGGAGCTGGACTTTACTGATGCCCGTTATATCTGCGAAAAGACCGGGATCTGGACCCGTGATGGCATTCTCTGGTTTTCGTCATCCGGTGAAGAGATTGAGCCGCCGGACAGTGTGACCTTTCACATCTGGACAGCGTACAGCCCGTTCACCACCTGGGTGCAGATTGTCAAAGACTGGATGAAAACGAAAGGGGATACGGGAAAACGTAAAACCTTCGTGAACACCACGCTCGGTGAGACGTGGGAAGCGAAAATCGGTGAACGTCCGGATGCTGAAGTGATGGCAGAGCGGAAAGAGCATTATTCAGCGCCCGTTCCTGACCGTGTGGCTTACCTGACCGCCGGTATCGACTCCCAGCTGGACCGCTACGAAATGCGCGTATGGGGATGGGGGCCGGGTGAGGAAAGCTGGCTGATTGACCGGCAGATTATTATGGGCCGCCACGATGATGAACAGACGCTGCTGCGTGTGGATGAGGCCATCAATAAAACCTATACCCGCCGGAATGGTGCAGAAATGTCGGTATCCCGTATCTGCTGGGATACTGGCGGGATTGACCCGACCATTGTGTATGAACGCTCGAAAAAGCATGGGCTGTTCCGGGTGATCCCCATTAAAGGGGCATCCGTCTACGGTAAGCCGGTGGCCAGCATGCCACGTAAGCGAAACAAAAACGGGGTTTACCTTACCGAAATCGGTACCGATACCGCGAAAGAGCAGATTTATAACCGCTTCACACTGACGCCGGAAGGGGATGAACCGCTTCCCGGTGCCGTTCACTTCCCGAATAACCCGGATATTTTTGATCTGACCGAAGCGCAGCAGCTGACGGCTGAAGAGCAGGTCGAAAAATGGGTGGATGGCAGGAAAAAAATACTGTGGGACAGCAAAAAGCGACGCAATGAGGCACTCGACTGCTTCGTTTATGCGCTGGCGGCGCTGCGTATCAGTATTTCCCGCTGGCAGCTGGATCTCAGTGCGCTGCTGGCGAGCCTGCAGGAAGAGGATGGTGCAGCAACCAACAAGAAAACACTGGCAGATTACGCCCGTGCCTTATCCGGAGAGGATGAATGACGCGACAGGAAGAACTTGCCGCTGCCCGTGCGGCACTGCATGACCTGATGACAGGTAAACGGGTGGCAACAGTACAGAAAGACGGACGAAGGGTGGAGTTTACGGCCACTTCCGTGTCTGACCTGAAAAAATATATTGCAGAGCTGGAAGTGCAGACCGGCATGACACAGCGACGCAGGGGACCTGCAGGATTTTATGTATGAAAACGCCCACCATTCCCACCCTTCTGGGACCGGACGGCATGACATCGCTGCGCGAATATGCCGGTTATCACGGCGGTGGCAGCGGATTTGGAGGGCAGTTGCGGGCGTGGAACCCACCGGGTGAAAGTGTGGATGCAGCCCTGCTGCCCAACTTTACCCGTGGCAATGCCCGCGCAGACGATCTGGTACGCAATAACGGCTATGCCGCCAACGCCATCCAGCTGCATCAGGATCATATCGTCGGGTCTTTTTTCCGGCTCAGTCATCGCCCAAGCTGGCGCTATCTGGGCATCGGGGAGGAAGAAGCCCGTGCCTTTTCCCGCGAGGTTGAATCGGCATGGAAAGAGTTTGCCGAGGATGACTGCTGCTGCATTGACGTTGAGCGAAAACGCACGTTTACCATGATGATTCGGGAAGGTGTGGCCATGCACGCCTTTAACGGTGAACTGTTCGTTCAGGCCACCTGGGATACCAGTTCGTCGCGGCTTTTCCGGACACAGTTCCGGATGGTCAGCCCGAAGCGCATCAGCAACCCGAACAATACCGGCGACAGCCGGAACTGCCGTGCCGGTGTGCAGATTAATGACAGTGGTGCGGCGCTGGGATATTACGTCAGCGAGGACGGGTATCCTGGCTGGATGCCGCAGAAATGGACATGGATACCCCGTGAGCTACCCGGCGGGCGCGCCTCGTTCATTCACGTCTTTGAACCCGTGGAGGACGGGCAGACCCGAGGTGCAAATGTGTTTTACAGCGTGATGGAGCAGATGAAGATGCTCGACACGCTGCAGAACACGCAGCTGCAGAGTGCCATTGTGAAGGCGATGTATGCCGCCACCATTGAAAGTGAGCTGGATACGCAGTCAGCGATGGATTTTATTCTGGGCGCGAACAGTCAGGAGCAGCGGGACAAGCTGACCGGCTGGATTGGTGAAATTGCCGCGTATTACTCCGCCGCACCGGTCCGGCTGGGAGGCGCAAAAGTGCCGCACCTGATGCCGGGTGACTCACTGAACCTGCAGACGGCTCAGGACACGGATAACGGCTACTCCGTGTTTGAGCAGTCACTGCTGCGGTATATCGCTGCCGGGCTGGGTGTCTCGTATGAGCAGCTTTCCCGGAATTACGCCCAGATGAGCTACTCCACGGCACGGGCCAGCGCGAACGAGTCGTGGGCGCACTTTATGGGGCGGCGAAAATTCGTCGCATCCCGTCAGGCGAGTCAGATGTTTCTGTGCTGGCTGGAAGAGGCTATCGTTCGCCGCGTGGTGACGTTACCTTCAAAAGCGCGCTTCAGCTTTCAGGAAGCCCGCAGTGCCTGGGGGAACTGTGACTGGATAGGCTCCGGTCGTATGGCCATCGATGGTCTGAAAGAAGTGCAGGAAGCGGTGATGCTGATAGAAGCCGGACTGAGCACCTACGAGAAAGAGTGCGCGAAACGCGGTGACGACTATCAGGAAATTTTTGCCCAGCAGGTCCGTGAAACGATGGAGCGCCGCGCAGCCGGTCTTAAACCGCCCGCCTGGGCGGCTGCGGCATTTGAATCCGGGCTGCGACAATCAACAGAGGAGGAGAAGAGTGACAGCAGAGCTGCGTAATCTCCCGCATATTGCCAGCATGGCCTTTAATGAGCCGCTGATGCTTGAACCCGCCTATGCGCGGGTTTTCTTTTGTGCGCTTGCAGGCCAGCTAGGGATCAGCCGCCTGACGGATGCGGTGTCCGGCGACAGCCTGACTGCCCAGGAGGCACCCGCGACGCTGGCGTTAGCCGGTGATGGTGACGGACCACGACAGGCCCGCAGTTATCAGGTCATGAACGGCATCGCCGTGCTGCCGGTGTCCGGTACGCTGGTCAGCCGGACGCGGGCGCTGCAGCCTTATTCGGGGATGACCGGTTACAACGGCATTATCGCCCGTCTGCAACAGGCTGCCAGTGACCCGATGGTGGACGGCATTCTGCTCGATATGGACACGCCCGGTGGAATGGTGGCAGGGGCATTTGACTGCGCTGACATCATCGCCCGTGTGCGTGACATAAAACCTGTATGGGCGCTGGCCAACGACATGAACTGCAGTGCAGGTCAGCTGCTTGCCAGCGCCGCCTCCCGGCGTCTGGTCACGCAGACCGCCCGGACAGGCTCCATCGGCGTCATGATGGCTCACAGTAATTACGGTGCTGCGCTGGAGAAACAGGGCGTGGAAATCACGCTGATTTACAGCGGCAGCCATAAGGTGGATGGCAACCCCTACAGCCATCTTCCGGATGACGTCCGGGAGACACTGCAGTCCCGGATGGATGCAACCCGCCAGATGTTTGCGCAGAAGGTGTCGGCATATACCGGCCTGTCCGTGCAGGCTGTGCTGGATACCGAGGCTGCAGTGTACAGCGGTCAGGAGGCCATTGATGCCGGACTGGCTGATGAACTTGTTAACAGCACCGATGCGATCACCGTCATGCGTGATGCACTGGATGCACGTAAATCCCGTCTCTCAGGAGGGCGAATGACCAAAGAGACTCAATCAACAACTGTTTCAGCCACCGCTTCGCAGGCTGACGTTACTGACGTGGTGCAAGCGACGGAGGGCGAAAACGCCAGCGCGGCGCAGCCGGACGTGAACGCGCAGATCACCGCAGCGGTTGCGGCAGAAAACAGCCGCATTATGGGGATCCTCAACTGTGAGGAGGCTCACGGACGCGAAGAACAGGCGCGCGTTCTGGCAGAAACCCCCGGAATGACCGTGGAAACGGCCCGCCGCATTCTGGCCGCAGCACCACAGAGTGCACAGGCGCGCAGTGACACTGCGCTGGATCGTCTGATGCAGGGTGCACCGGCACCACTGGCTGCAGGTAACCCGGCATCTGATGCCGTTAACGATTTGCTGAACACACCAGTGTAAGGGATGTTTATGACGAGCAAAGAAACCTTTACCCATTACCAGCCGCTGGGCAACAGTGATCCGGCTCATACCGCAACCGCGCCCGGCGGATTGAGTGCGAAAGCGCCTGCAATGACTCCGCTGATGCCGGATACCGCCACCCGTAAGCTGGTTGCGTGGGATGGCACCACCGACGGTGCTGCCGTTGGCATTCTGGCTGTTGCAGCTGACCAGACCAGCACCACGCTGACGTTCTACAAGTCCGGCACGTTCCGTTATGAGGATGTGCTCTGGCCGGAGGCTGCCAGCGACGAGACGAAAAAACGGACCGCGTTTGCCGGAACGGCAATCAGCATCGTTTAACTTTACCCTTCATCACTAAAGGCCGCCTGTGCGGCTTTTTTTATGGAAATAATTTATGTCTGTATATACAACTGCAGAATTACTGGCATCGACCCAGCATCACTTTAAGTTCGATCCGCTGTTTCTGCGCCTGTTTTTCCGTGAAACCTATCCTTTCACCACGGAAAAAGTCTATCTCTCACAAATTCCGGGACTGGTAAACATGGCGCTGTACGTTTCGCCGATTGTTTCCGGTGAGGTTATCCGATCCCGTGGCGGCTCCACCTCTGAATTTACGCCGGGTTATGTCAAACCCAAGCATGAGGTGAATCCGCAGATGACCCTGCGTCGCCTGCCGGATGAAGATCCGCAGAACCTGGCTGACCCGGCTTACCGTCGTCGCCGTATTATTCGGCAGAATATGCTGGATGAAAATCTGGCGATTGCCCAGGTCGAAGAGATGCAGGCAGTTTCTGCCGTGCTTAAGGGCAAATACACCATGACCGGTGAAGCCTTCGATCCGGTTGAGGTGGATATGGGCCGCAGTGCGGCGAATAACATCACGCAGTCCGGCGGCACGGAGTGGAGCAAGCGTGACAAGTCCACGTATGACCCGACCGACGATATCGAAGCCTACGCGCTGAACGCCAGCGGTGTGGTGAATATCATCGTGTTTGATCCGAAAGGCTGGGCGCTGTTCCGTTCCTTCAAGGCCGTCAGGGAGAAGCTGGATACCCGTCGCGGCTCTCATTCCGAGCTGGAGACAGCGGTAAAAGACCTGGGCAAAGCGGTGTCTTATAAGGGAATGTATGGCGATGTGGCCATCGTCGTGTATTCCGGACAGTACGTGGAAAACGGCGTCAAAAAGAACTTCCTGCCGGACAACACGATGGTGCTGGGGAACACTCAGGCACGCGGTCTGCGCACCTATGGTTGCATTCAGGATGCGGACGCACAGCGCGAAGGCATTAACGCCTCTGCCCGTTACCCGAAAAACTGGGTGACCACCGGCGACCCGGCGCGTGAGTTCACCATGATTCAGTCAGCACCGCTGATGCTGCTGGCTGACCCTGATGAGTTCGTGTCTGTACAACTGGCGTAATCATGGCCCTTCGGGGCCATTGTTTCTCTGTGGAGGAGTCCATGACGAAAGATGAACTGATTGCCCGTCTCCGCTCGCTGGGTGAACAACTGAACCGTGATATCAGCCTGACGGGGACGAAAGAAGAACTGGCGCTCCGTGTGGCAGAGCTGGAAGAAGAGCTTGATGACACGGGCGACACTGCCGGTCAGGAGACCCCTCTCAGCCCGGAAAATGTGCTGACCGGACATGAAAATGAGGTTGTATCAGCGCAGCCGGATACCGTGACTGATACGGCTGATCTGGTCACGGTTGTGGCACTGGTGACGCTGCATACTGATGCACTTCACGCCACGCGGGATGAGGCTGTTGTAGTGGTCAAGTAATATTGGCCACGGTTTTACAGTAAAAACGGTATCTGTTCTCTGATTCTTCCGGCGTCAACCCACCGTTGTAATGGTGAGGCCTGACGCTATTGTAATAATTCAGGATATAACCGCTAATTTGTTGCCGGGCCTCGTCCTTGCCTACGTAACCATCCGTCGGCACCCATTCTGTTTTCAGACTGCGGAAGAAGCGTTCCATAGGAC